TACAAAGCCACACCTTGCTTAATTCCAGCAATTGCAGCCAGTGCCAATGTGATAGGTTCAATTTCACTACCCTATGAGCTTGCTGATCATCGTGCCGACAAAGCCTGGTCCTAATAGCACCGCGCCGATCACGATATAGAGCAGGTACTCGATGCGCGTCATGCGCTTGTCGCCCTCGACAAATGCTTTCTCTATCGCGGCATAGCGTTCAGCGCAAACAGCTTCATGCACAGCGAATTCCTTTTCAACGCTGTCCATCACTGAGCCTCAGTAGGCGCAGGCTCAGATGGCGTTGCTGCTGCCGCTGCTTCAGCATCTGCAAGTGCTTGTGCCGCTACTGCCGCATCATGCACTGCTTGTTCTTCAGGTGTGTACTCAACAATGGTGGTTTCACCAGTTTGGACATTTACTACGATTCTGTGTGTCATTTTTTATCCTTCATACATGATGTTGATTGTTCCAGCATCGAATGTGGCTGTTCCAGCGAATGTGGTGATACGGATTCGGTCTAATACATCTGAGAGTGTTTTTGTGCCTGCTCCGTGTGCAGTTTTAGGTGTTGCACCAGCAATGTTTTGACAACACACATGACTTGAAACCCAAGTTGTTCCTGAAATTAAATTGATAGTCATTGTTCCACTTAGCAATTCAGTGCTGGCGCTATCCATCAAACGAACATAATATCCAGTGGTTAGTATGGCTGGAGATGTAGTATTTGAACCAGAAATTACAGAAGAAATTCCAATATACCCAGTTGCCTCAATTCCACCAGAATCTCCAATTTGAACAAGCAAAGGGCTTGAACCGTTAGTGCTTATCTCGCTAAACATCACAGTGATACGCTTCACCCACGATGGGATGCTAGTGAAGTCAATGCTTGTACCTGATGTGCTGGCAACAGCAGTGCCAGAGGTAATCCCCAGTACCGCACCTGAGTTGATCGTGACGCTTGCTGAACCATCAATGACTGTTGACATGATTTATCCTTCATATATGATATTTACGCTACCCGCATCGAAAGTATCCGTTCCATTTACGGTGGTGATGCGAACACGATCAAGAGTGGCAGACAGAGATTTTGCACCTCCAGCAAGAGTAATTGCTGTATTTGTACCTGTTGAACCAAAAACGCCACTAGCAGACCAAGTGTTTGTTGCAGTGTCTAACAAATTGATAAATAAATTGCCACTTGTAACTTGGGCGGCAGTAGAAACCACATTGATTATAAATCCAGCAGAGTTTGCGGCTGCACCAGCAACCGCACTGGTGAGATAAAGAGATGCACCTTGATAACCAGTATTCTCAATACCACCAGAATCACCAAGTTGTACCAAGATGTTTGATGTACCACTTAATGATGTTCCATTAAACATTACCGTTATTTTCTCAACCCACGCAGGAATGCCAGTGAAGTCAATGCTTGTCCCACTGGTAGACGCAACAGCCGTAGCCCTCACAATCCTCTGCAACTGCGCCCTAGACGCATTGCTGTCAGTCCCAAAGAATTGACCGTTGTATTCAATGTTGCCTGTGGCTGGTGTACCAATCAGCGTGTCAGAAGTTAAAACAAGTATTGACATGGTTATCCTTCGTACAGAATGTTGATAGTGCCAGCATCAAAGGTGTTAGCGCCGCCTGTTGTTGTAATTTGAATTCCGTCAACTGCGCCAGAAAGCGTAACAATGCCAGCAATATAAGACATAAGAGAAACTGCGCCGCCAGGTATGTACATCGTACCGCTGTAAGCCCATACTGGGCCAGTTTCATTCATTTTTGAAAGCGTCAAAACACCCGTCATTGAAGAACCCGCTACTGGTGCTATTGCTTGTATTGGTATTTCTGAACTTGAGCTATTAATTGCAATATTTTCCGTTTCGTAGATTGAACCCACCGCCCCTGAATAATTTGTTGAAACAGGACTCCCACCAACCCTTACGCGCACAGCATAAAAACTTGTTCCATTCGTACTTACACCATTAAACATCACCGTGATACGCTTCATCCACGCTGGCAACCCTGTGAAATCAATCGTTGTGCCTGATGTAGATAGCTTTGCTGTTTCCAATGTATTGACAGAATTGGTTGCGGTAGCCGCAAGTAGTGTCAGCGTATTTGTACCAGACACAGCAGGCGCTGCTACCGTCACAGCCCCGCTGGTGTCTCCTGAGATAACGACTGATGACATATATTTCCTTTACAAAACGACCCAGCGTGAGCCAGAAGGGACAGTGACTGTGACAGTTGTCGTGATCGCGCCGCTGATTGCGGTTTGCGATGGGCTGACAACATAAGTGCCGATGCCGCCAGTGCCAGAAGCAAACGCACTGATTGTAGTGCCTGCGGTCACATTGGTGCCAGAGATCACACTGCCAACATACAGCGCGCCACTGGTTGCAGAGTCAACGCTCAAGATCGTGCCTGAGATCACGCCGTTGCCTTCAAAGCCGCCAGCGATGGTGATTGGGCCTGTGGACATGGCGTTCTTGCCAGCCGAGATGCTGTACTCTATGGTGACCGTCTGATCGTTCTCATAGAAGACCGAGTTGCCACCACCACCTGACGCGCCGCCGCCCAATGGGCCCCAGTCTGTGCCGTAGCCCTCGAAGGTACCCAAGGTAGTGTTGTAGCGGAACATGCCCGCCACGGGCGTTGCTGGGCGCTGGGGCGTGGTGCCTACGTTGGATTTGGCGGCTCCCGTGCCGGTGAAGTTGACTTGGCCAGAGAAGGTGACCGTGCCTGTGGCCGACAGCGTGGTGAACGCGCCGGTGTTGGGCGTGATGTTGCCAATGGGTGGGGGCGACGCCAAAGAGCCAGAATCCAAGGGGATGGAGATGTTGTCTACGGTGTAGAGCAACACGTCGTCGGCGTCCCTGACTATGAACTTGTAGCTGGTAGTGTTGATCAACCAGATGTTGGCTTGGCCAAAAGAGTCCAAGATGATCGGATTGGTGTTGGCCGTGGTGGCGAAGTAATCGGTGTACGTAGCGATGGGTGTTGAAGTACCCGCTGCGTAGGTGTAGATTTTGCCGCCGACAAGAGGCAAGCCATCCGATCCGAAAATCTGTTGTTTGGGGGAGGGGGTTAAGCCAGCCATTGGGTTACCTCAAGTTTGTTATTCACGATTGAAGCCTCTAATTTCAACTTTGAAGGGATCACTCAAAGCGTTTTGGTTTTCTTGCGTAGGGGCCAACGCATTTTGCGTTTGCGTGATGATATTCAATTTGGTTGGGCTCAGTTGACCTTGAGCTTGGCCAAGGGCCCTAAGCACATCAATGCGTTGAGACGCAGGGACTTTTTTCAACAATGTTTGAAAGTCTTGCGCGGAGTTAAAACCTTTTTCAAGTTCTTTCAACACGTTTGCGCTCATTCTGTCTTTTAAGATGTCCAGCATCTGATTTGTCAAAGTGACCTTGACATCTAAAAAGCTTGGCAAGCGAAATTTGGATTGATTGGCTTCCAAAATTATCTTCATGGCTTCTGCGCCAGCTTGAGTTTGACGCACCACTTCAGCGTCGCGCTTCAACTCTGCTTCAACACCTTTGACCACACCCATCTGTTGCGGTGACAAGACTTGGCTTAGGTCGTCGTACCGCGCTGCGCCGGTGGATTTTTTGAGCAACGCAGACTCACCACGCCCCAACGCGGTCATAAACGGGCCTGCGCGTTCGCCAACGCCAAGAGGTTGCTCCAGCACGTTTGTCATGGCGTTCAAGACTTTGGCTTGGTTGACAGGCGGCGATGCGGCGGCAAAGACTTGCTGGGCTTGTTGGTAGCCAGGCAACGCTTGTTCAATTGTGTTTTTGACGTTGACCAGATTTTTGACAATAAACTTATTGTCTTTGTCGGAAATCAACTGTTTAATGTTATCTAACACTGACGATACTTGTTGCGCGTTTGTGCTGGCTTCTAGACCAGTTTTGACTTGGTTCAGCGCGGACACCAATTTGGCGTTGCCTGGGTTTGCAGCAAGCAAGGTATCAATCTGCTGGGTCAGCGGCAACACGTTTACTGCTGTGGTGGGTTGTGTAGCTGCGGTGTACAACGGGCCGCTTACGTTGCCGCGCATGGCCTCGGCAGATTGCAAGTTTGGTGTAGCAGCTTTCAAACGTGCTAAACGGTCGGTTTCTTGAGCCGCTTGAACAGACAACTTAGCCCCAGGTGCAGTCTTGGCTTGAACGGTTTCGCCAAGATACTGAATCTGAGGTGAAGTCACGTCCGCCAACGCTTGCCGCACTGTAGCGCCTGCTGGCGCGTTGGCCAACGCATTTTGAGCAGCGGCTATGTTCTGAGGCGTTCTGCCTTCTTCGGTCAACGCGTTACGCACAATGTTGCCCGCACGGGTTGAAGCGCGTTGGCCGGTAATTGCGTCTACCACGTTGCCTGTGCCTTTTGCGCCCAACGCCAAACCATACCCAGCGGCAGAAGTAACAGGTGCCAATGGGTTAGTGTATTTGGCCGCAATTTCAAAAGGTACGGCTAGTTTGTCAAAAGTAGTAATTGCGTTAGCTACACTGGCTGGAGAACCGCCCGTTATTTTTCCCGCGATTGGTGCAGCTACGCGGGCGTAACCCTTAAGAACCCCCGCACCGCCGGTAAACAACGTGGACAAGTCAGCCGCTGCCCCAACAGGGTCGGTTGCCAAAGTGTTCTTCAACGCCTCGACGCTGCCGTAGCGATCCTTGTAAAAACCACCGACAGCGTTGGCCGCATCAACAGCACGTTTGGCTGCTTCGGGTTTGTTGTCGATTTGGTTGACCAAATCAACAAGGTCTTTGGGCAACAAGTTTTGCAATGCGCCAGCGCCAATATCCAACACGCCTGATACAGTCTGTACAGGATTTGTAATGGCGGTTACCAAGCCTTTATAAAAACTTACCGCGCTTGGCCCAACATTAGCTAACGCTTCGCCTGGCACATCTGAAAATGATCGTCGTTGTGCAGGAATACCGCTTGGCGCTGGCTTTGCAGTACTAAGATCAAATCCACCAGTTGCAACTGGCGCAGCGGTATTAAGATCAAAACCCATTATTTGACCTCTTTAAACGATTTACGATCTGGGCTTACCCATGCTCTGTTGCCTGCGGCGTCATTTTCAAGTGTCCAATTAGCTCCGACGCCTTCTGGACGCGCGTCACCTTTTTTAACCGTCGACAACGGCGGCACTATAACTGGCTCAAGAGAAAGACCTGTTCCTTCAGTTGCCGATTTAGGTAGTTGCTTGGCGCGTTTGTTCCATGCCTCTGCGCTGCGGGTAGCAGCTTGATGTTGAAGCGTGGCTAACCGCGTAAGTGTTTGTGCGGTAAGGTCAATTGTGCCGCCTGCAACACCTTTTAAGAAATTAAGGTCTTTGTCTGTAAAACCTTGTCCTGTACCTAAGCCTGCACTTTTAATTGCATCCAAAGTACTTTGACCTGTAGCAGCAATAAGCGATTCGGTGTTGGCAATTTTTTCTTCGTTGCTTGCGCCCACAACGTTTAGCGCGCGCGCGATGTTCAACTTGACATCTGCAACAGGGCCGGTGAATAAATTGCCTTGGTTGACCAAATCAATAATTCGATTTGCGCTTGCGGCTAGTTCAGGCGCTTTTTCTGCCGCGCCCAATTTAGCGTCATCGCGGTCAGCCAGTTTTCCTGCAAATTGCTCACCAAATTTTTTCTCGACGCCTGTGGTAATGGTTGTCTTAGGCGTTGAAATAGCCTTAAATTCCGCAAACGTGCCTTTGAAATTACCGCCTGCAGGTGTTTTTGCATACTCGTAATTTCTTACGAGATCAGTTGGGGTAAGCGGTTTTTCTTTGGCAGTAAAGATTGGCTGGCCATCAACAACGATAGCTGAACCTGGCGCAACAATTTGCGGCTTAATAGCCTCTTTATACCGCTCGGTGAGAAACGCAATTTGCTCTTTAGCTTTTGCGCTGTATGGAAACCGTGTCCGCAAATCGGTAATCTCTGCCAACAACTCACTTGCTCTGGACGGCGCAGCAAGCGCGTTAACTGGTGCGGGAGCCGCAACAGGTGCAGGTGCCGCCATAGGCGCAAGAGCATTGGCTTGCTTTGCCGTTTGTTGCCCGAGCCAATCCCTAAAAGGTAAGTCAGTTTTGTCTGCCAACCACGCCTTGTAAGTTTCATCATTCATTTCTGGCGCAGGTCGAGCGCCAGCAGCCGGAGGTAAGGCAGTAGCCTGCAAAGGTTGCGGTGCGGTGCGGTTTGTAAACGATTTATCTTGCTGGTACGCCAAGATTGTTTGGTTTGCGTCAAACAAATTTTTGCCCGCATCGCGGACTTTTGGGTTTGGATGCCGCAACATTTGCATAGCCGCATCCATAGGGTCGTCAGTAGCCGCGCCATTTTGCTTGGCTGCGTTCATAACTTGAGTTACGTAGTCTTGCGCTTCTTGCGCTTCTCGAATTGACATCCGAGCTTGACCCAACTGCGCTTGCGCCAATTCGTTTTGAGTGCCCGCAGCTCTTCTTTGATCTTGAGCAGCCAAAATGTTTTGCACTTGCCCATACTGCGCCAACGGGTCAGCAATTTGAATTGGCTGAACACCAAGTGAAATTCTAGGATCGATAGGCATTATGAAACTCCCCAAGGGTTATCCATAGCGTTACGTTCATTAAGCGCGTTTACCATATTTTGGCTGTTTTGGTAATTCAAATACGTATTTAAACCACCTGTCAAAGCGTTTGCTTGGCCAACATATCCAGATGCTCTGGCCGCAGCCGCACTGCCCATATTGTTGCCAATATTGGACGCCATTTGTTGGCCTTGTTGGCCTATTTGTTGTGCGGTTGTTTGGCCCATACCTGTGAGCGACTGTAAAGGTTGCAAACGGGCGGCGCGCTCGGCTTGATAGCGGTTGAATGCGTTGGTGTATTCTTGCGAGCCCATCTCTTGGCCAAACCGTTGTAGCGCCTTACCCGTGCCGCCAGACAGCAAGCCGCCACGGGCCGCAGCAGACCGTTCTAATTGTTTTTGGCCTTCTTTCAAACGAAACGCGTAACCTGGATCGGCTTGAAACTTATCCATAGTAAACGGTTGATACCTTGACGCTTCAACCAGTTCTGGCAACGCATTGACGCCCACATCGTAAAAAGGCTTTTGTCTTGCAACGTCTTCTCGGTATTGTTTGTATTGCAATTCCGAAGCGCGATCCATTGCGCTAGCTTGCGTATCCGCAGCTTTGCCTGCTACATACCCGCTATATATAGTGCTGCCTACAACTGCTGTTGCTACCCATGTCATATCAAACTCCTTGCGCCGGTATTTGCGGCAATGCTTCAACAGATGCAATCAATCCCAAATCGTCGTACGACGGGGCGATAACTTCATGTTCAATTTTATCTAGCTCAGTTTCAGACTCAAATTCAGTCAAATGGACAGTTGTCCATATTGTGTCTTCTAACGCACGAACCACACGTTTCAAGCCAACCTCTGAGATAAACGTGCAAGGTGCTTTTAAATGCTTTTCGCCAAACTCGGTGTATACGATAACTTCGCCTTGCGTGATGAAATTGAGGTGCTGGTGCCGGTGTATTTTTCCAATTACTATCGACCCTTTAGGGAGCTTTATCTCTCTGGCGTAAGTGCAGCAGCCATACTTTTCATCTTTAGGTGAAAAATAATGTTTCAACGTGCATTCTTCAGCAATAGATTCCACTTCGCCATTGGCAATCATGGCGTCTAATCCGGCTTGAACCGTCAAGACGTTTTGGCGAAATTTAACCTTATCAACTAGATCGTTCACGAGACTTCCCTTCCACTGACGCGCATGTTGATGGCGCTGGCTGTACCTGCGATTGTGGAGATAAATCCCCCAGAAGGCAATATCTGGCCAACGAGTTCAGGAAAGATATAAGTCTCAGACGCGGCCAAGGTGCGCTGCTTGACGATCAAGTTGTCGTTGCTGGCGGTGCCTGTGGCCGTGATCAAGTTAACGCTGATGGTGGCCGATGAGCCACTGTAGTTGGTGGCCGTGAACTTGTCGATGATCGTGGTCACGCCATTGGCAATATATTGCGTTGTCTGCGTTGCCTCAACGGTTTTGGCTGGAACTAAATTTTTGGCGGTTACAGTCATTGAAGCACCTTTTACAAAACAACCCAGCGGGAACCTGACGAAACCGTCACTGTCCTACCGCTAGCAATGGTGATCGGCCCAGCCGACATGCCTGAATTTCCAGTGGCTATAGTGTAACTCGTTGAAACAGTTTTGCTGTTGACGTAAATCCCGTTCCCCGCGTTAAAGTGTTGCGACAAGAATTCGCCTGTAGACGGCTTGTACAGCAACTTGGCGTCGCTGGTGTAAATCGTGGCCAACGAACCTGATGTGGCCGCAGCAAACGTAGGGTATACGTTGGTGGCCGTGGTCGTGTCGTTGGTGATCGTTGCCCCGCTACCGCTGGCCACCGCCCAAACAGCCGTGGTGCCGTTGGACGTCAAGACGTAGTTGTTGGCCCCAATGGCCAACCTTGTGGCGCTGTTGGCACCGTTGCCAATGATCAAGTCGCCCGTGGTGGTGATGGGCGACAAGGCGTTAAACGCTGCGGCAGCGGTTGTTTCGCCAGTGCCGCCGTTGGCAATAGGCAAAGCCGTTCCTGAGTAGGTGATGACCAAGGTGCCCGACGAAGTGATCGGCGAGCCGCTGATCGACAAGAACGACGGCACAGTCGCAGCCACCGAAGTGACCGTGCCACCAGGGTTGCTGGAATTAATCGTCTGGTTTGGCCAAGTGCCGGTGATGCTGACGTTGGTGCCTGCTACCAGTGATGGAGTGGCCGTGCCTGTACCGCCGTTGGCCACCGCCACGATGCCTGTGACGTTGGACGCTGTGCCTGTGGTGTTCTGGTTAAGTGTAGGTACGTCAGCAACTTGGATGGTATCCATTACCACATTGGTGCCGTTACCTCTCAAGTATGAACCGCTGGTAACCGCGCCAGCAAAAGTGTTCATGGCCAATTGAGCCGTAGCCTGCCCCGATCCACCATTGGCCACCGCCACGATGCCTGTGACGTTTGCTGCCGTGCCAGTGGTGTTTTGATTGAGCGTGGGCACATCTGCCGCCACGATTGCGCGGAAAGTTGGAGTTCCTGCCAAGCCGTCGGGCGCAGCGAAGAAATAGTTGGCCGTCTGGCTGGCCAGCACCGCCGTCAAAGTGCCTGTGGTTGTGACGGGCGAGCCCGACACTGTAAAAATGGCAGGTAGGGATAACCCTACTGAGGTGACTGTGCCCGTGCCATACGAACTGCCAGGGATGTTTTTCCAATACCCCAAGGTACTGTCGTAAGCGATCAGGTCATCGTTGGCCAAGGTGCCAAACTGCACGTTGGAGTCTGTACCACCAAGCACAGAACCTGGGTTGATGCGGATAAGAACTGTGCCGCCACCACTAGACCCGCCGTTGATAACCGCAGCCATTTGGACTTTGATATTGGGCGCTGAAGGTTTGGTTTTTGTCAACCCACCTGCTACCGAAGGGTCGTACCAAAGAATATCTCCATCGGCGTACCCCGATGTGTCCACATTTCGCAAAGTGCCAAAAGATTGAACCAAACCAAAGTCATTGAATGGTATTGCTTCAGCCGCAATACCCATGATGTAGGAACCATCTGTAATGCCTGTAGCTGGAGCCCCTGTTGGCACACCGCTGGCACCAACCGCGCCAGTAAACATGACAACTTGGCCTTTGGTAATCGCGCTTGTGGCTTTGCAATAGAAAAATTGATCCTCGCCAATATGTTGGGTGACATTACCGCCCGCCATACCCAAGCCCAAAGTATTGTTGCCATCCCAACCCAACTGCCCTGCGGTAAGCGCGGTAGCGTATAGAGTGTCAAACTGCACGTAGGTCGGGCTACTGATGGCCCCCGTAAGGCCAGACAAACTGGTGATGTCGGCGTTGGCACCTTTGAGCGCAAAGGGAGCGCCTGCCGCCGTTGAGGCTCCTGTGCCACCGTTGGTAATATTCAAAATACCAGCAAGCGTAATTGTGCCGCTGGTGGTAATCGGGCCACCAGAAGTGGTCAAGCCTGTCGTGCCGCCCGATACATCGACCGATGTGACCGTACCTGAGCCACCACCTGCCGTTGCAGGTACGAATGGCGGCGCAAGTTGCAAGTCATCCAAAGATGTCTGGTTGTTGCCGCCGCCAACCAAAGTGAATATGTTCAAAAAGAACCGATACCACTCACGCGACATCAACCCCGTGCGAGGGTCGATAAACTCGACCCGCGACGAAGGTAGGTTCGTTATATTAAGTTGTTCAGGCATTGGTCGGGCTCAGAATCAATTCAGCGCCCATAATGGCGACCTTTACAGGATCGGTGCCAGACACTTCATAGACCCTATCCCGCAGCTTGAGCGTCATGCCCAACCGACGCCAGAACACGCGCTGGTAGTACGCGCCAATCTTGCCCATGGGCGACCAATGCTCATTGCTCCACGTGTGGCCACCATCATCTGACCAACGCAACATAACCTGCGGGTCGTCGCCTTGGCCATTGGCCAAGCCCGTGCCGGATTCACAATCCAATTGCAGGCTGTGGTGGGCAGTACGCTTGAGGTTGTTCTGACCGCTGGGCAGGGCTCGCCATGAGCGCAGCCATTTTTGAGGCTCATCATAGTCAGCGTAGACATCCAAGGTCATTTTGTAAATGTTGCCATTTTCAAAGTCACCAACAATGGTGTTGCCAATGAAATTACATTGGCAGTTAGACCGATGACGAGTAAAAGCCCCGTTGTCCCAGCCCGCCCGCTCATGCCACGCTTGGGTGGCCACGTCGTAGACCCATGTGGCGTTGCCGGTGGGGAATGTCAGCACATAAAAGGCGTGGCCTTCTTGCTGGTAGGTGTAAGCCACCGCGTCTGAAATGTTGCCGTACTGAGCGATTGCATACTCAATGGCGTGGGTGGACACCCGCTGGCCGGTGTAGCCGTTGGCTCGGTAGACGATACCTTGGCCACGGGCGTCAGTGCCCAGCCAAAACAAACCGTTGTCCAGCTTGGCCACTGAAAACGCAGCCACGCAACCAATTTCGTTGAACGCACCTTGGATGCGGGTCAACGGGAAGTCGGCCAAGCCAGCGTCGTACCAGACTTCAATTGAGTCGGTGCCAAACATCCATGCTTCACGGTGGTCTATGTTGATAGCCACCAAACCGTCAGGTGAGCCCTCAGTGCTGGCAAAATCCAACGGATCGACAGACAAGCCGTCCAACAAAGACGTCACCCACACCTTTTGGCTGTTGGGTTCGTTGAACACAAAGTAGCCGTCCAAGTAGCCTACAGTCACCGCACCAGGGAAATCTGGGTCGGTGATTTGCTGAAACACGTCAGTGATTTCGTTGTAGATGTAGCTGTCAGGGTTGCAAGCAAAGAAAAGCTGGGTTCCGTTGTCAGCAATAGACACGGGGCCCGTGCCGGTGACATTGCCCAAGAAAGTGGGCGTGGAGGTCATGCCGTCAAGTTTGTAGACTTCGTTGCCAGACACCACAAAGATATTTGTCCCATTGGTCTGGTGTGCCCAAAGGGCCCGAATGGGGCCTGTGCCAATTGTTTGCAAGAATTCCAAGCCAGGGCAGCGCGTCAGAAAAGCCGCAGTTTTGCCGCCGTCTGGCGTGGCTTCTGGATACAGGTTGACCATGCGATTGTCGGCAGCGTTGATGCTGCGAGCAACGTAGCTGGAGCCAAGAATCGGCGTTTGCATCAGTAATTACCGGCGTAGATGTTGAACCGCTGACGTGAAGCCACAATGGCGTAAGGCATTGACATGATGTCGTCAGGATTGTTGATGCGCTTCAGATTGCGTTTGCTGGTCATTGCAATGCGTTGCACTTGTGGGCTTGGCTCCACGCCAAACTCAGGTGCAAATTCCATTGCCAAGTTATATACAAACGCCCGCAGATAGCCTGGTGGAAACAAAATATTGGTCACCAAATTGGCAGGTTCACTTAACTTTTGCACACTGATAAAGTGCCATTCCAAGTCGCGTGTGGGGCGCGGGTAAATGTACATTTCAACATCAGGGTAAGTCATGTTGACAAAAATCACCTGCGGATATGTTGACGTCACAGTCTTGACTGCAATGCCGTTGTACTGTTGTTGGTTAATAAATTTGATGCCGTAAGACACGTTGGTGCCTGGATCGCGGTAGTAGGTAGCGTCATCCAACAGCACGGGACGCAGGCCAACAAAGTTGCCTGACGGGCCAAGAGTGCGTGTAATTTCACCGGCAGGCCAAGTAAATGTCTGATCTTGGGTGCTAAAAACCGATAGGCGCTCGGTATTCCATGAATCAATCATCTGATTCAGCGCCATCAAAGCGTCTTGGGACACGGACGCAGAAGGTGTTTCACCTTCAGCCAACACGCCAAGCAATCGTAATGCTCTATTGATTTGATCGCCAGCGGTATAGATGGCCATGTTTATGCTCCTTGTTCGACCACCTCTGGTGATCGGCTACGACGACGTTTGACTTCCAGTTCGTTGACGACAGGAGCCGCCT